TTTTAATAATCACACTATATTACTAAAAACAGGTGGCTATAAAACAAGAACAACCAAGCTTAGAATGAATCAAGCATCTCAAGTTTTTAATCTTGGGTTTGAGGTATTCCAAAAGGATTTTATTTGGTATGTAAAATTCAATGGAGTTACAAAAGAGTTTGAAGATAATACGATGGTAATTAGTCGAGATGGTTGGAACTGGGAAAAATAGGCTTACTGAGGATGGGTTTTATACCCGAAACACCCAATTTATTTTGGGTGTCTAAGTCAAAAAATGAAAGGAATTATAAAATGAATCCATATTCAAACACATATTATAAGTATAAAGTAGGGATGGAAATAGAACTAAATCATGAATTTGATTATAACAGGGCTATTATTACAGAACTAGATTGGCATCAGGAAAAAGACGAACCCCTTTTAATTGTTGCCATAATTCATAACGATAAACCAAAAACAGCACCCAAAGATGAACGATGGATTTATTTTAACCAAGTCAGGAGAATTATAAAATGAATATGTCAGATTTTGATAATTTAGGATATACAGAACTATTATTAATAATTGGTGCCTGTCTTATGATATTCGCTGAGATGTACGGAGCAAAAATATTATTATTTTTATTAATGTATATCGTAGGATCTATTTTTTTAGGATATTTTTATTATAAAATTATAAATAGGAGTTAAGGAGCTTAACTTATGAATATGAGACAATGCAAAATATGCAAAAAAACAAAACCTAAAACTGAAAAGCATTTTTATAAATCAGGAGGGGGTGGGGGTCGAAATGGAATAGATATAAATGGAGAGCCTTACCTTACCCATAAATGCAAACCCTGTTTTTGGGATTATAAAAAACGCTTACCTAGTGGAAGGATTGAAAATAGAAAAAGGCTAAACGCTTATAAATTAAAGGCTAGTTGTGCCTGTGGTTATTCTAAAAAAAGTAAGAATTTCAGCACTAGGTCGCTTACGTTTCATCACGAGCATAATAATAAGGTAGCAAATATTTCTAATATGATGAACTACTCATGGAAAAAAATCTTAGAAGAGATTAATAAATGCATAATTATATGCTTTAACTGTCACATGGCTATACATGGAAAGGAACAACATGGATAAAATACAAATAAAAGAGGGGTGTCAGTTCTTAATTGATATTGACAAGAACACCCACGAAGGCAATAATAGAGCCACATACCATTTAATAACTTGCATAGCAGGTTTAAAATTATGGCAAGTGGGACTCAAACCAAACAGGCATTTCACACTCAAAGCAATTAAAAATTATTTTGGGATCACAGGAAATGCTAAACAGTTACTTTATAAATTGGAAAAAATCAAGGAAATTTGTCAGGGAGAAACACCTTGACTCTAATTTATATTATAGGTAATTTGTAAGTGTTTATATATGGGTACTTAGCCCGATTGGCAAGGGGGCAGTCTGTAAAACTGTTTAACCATCAAATAGGTTCGAATCCTATAGTACCCACTAATAAAAGGAGATAAAATGAAAATAATATATATATCTAGGGATGTCGGTGGAATACGGCATGAATGGACAGATTTTAAAGAGATGTTAGAATATCATAAGGGATTCCCTAAAGATAGATGGACTTGGCATATAAAAAATAAATAAGAGGCACAAAATGAATATATTAACACAGCTTATAATTGCGCTTATAATTAAGGCACTTATAATTACAGTAGCTTATTTAAAATCTAAATTAAATGTAGCTAATCATAACTTAAATATGTGGAGACAAATAGCACTAAGAGAAAGGGCAAAAAATGCTAAATAAAGTAACTAAAAAAGAATGTATGGAAGCTATAGAATATTTGTGGTCTATGGGTTATACTCAAGAGATGACCTCAGATAAAAAATTCTATACTGAAATATTATTAAAAAAAGTGGCTAACGATTATAATATTAAATTGGAGGATGGGGATGCCTAAAATATTTAACTGCTTAGATGGGATTGCGACAGACGAAGTTATAAAATACTGTAAGACCTGTAAAAAATGTTGGGAACAATTAAGAATAAATGTTACAGAAAATAATAGGTCTGGAGATAAGCAATTTATAACCTACTATGAAGATTTTCCAACGTACGGCAAGGGTAGAAAAACTTGTCATCAATGTAATGGAAATACCAAATCGGCTCAATTATTAAAAGGATTAGTCGTACACGAAATAACCCAAAGTTAAGGAACTTAACTTACAAAAAAAGGAGAACATACAATGCTAACAGACAAACAAAGAAAAAGATACATAAAATCAAAGCAATTTCAAAAAGATTGTAATGATTTTAATAAAAGGTTTGTATCATTATTAAATTGGTACACCGATGAAATGAAAGACAATAAATTTGATAAATTTGCTGAGATTGTTTTACCCACTTTATTAATAGGGCATATATCAACATTTTTTGAAAACCATTTTGAGCATAGTGAAGAATCTTTAAATGGATTTGTTGATAGTATAAAATCTACTATAAGGTCAGATTGCAATATTGAAGAAGAACACCAACCTTATACATTAATTGATGATATAGGAGCCGTAGCATGAATATATTAGATATTATAATTTATGATTGGAATAAAAGGAGTTAAATATGACAATAGATGAAAAAATAAGAAAGATTACTTATTGGATTACTCACGAATCAGATAACAGATTTGAAGAGATAGAATGGCTATTATATTCTATCTATAGTGCTGATGCATCAGGTTTGCCAAGGAATATAGATGAGGCTTATGGAGATGTTATAGAGCTTATGTCAGACGAACCAAGTCCATTTAAAAGAGCATTACGCTCTCCGAAATTAGAAGAGGAGGAAGAATGAAGGCTTTTATAAAAAATAGGGTTCTTTATAAAAAAGAAAAAGAATCTGGTAAATTAAAAATGTCTGGTGGATCTTGGACAATTAATATGGATAAATTTGACCTTGACATTGTGGATGAAATACATTATATTACGGAGCAGTACGCCTACGTTATAAAAACAAATGATGCAAAGTGGAACGGCTTTATAAAAGAGTTCCAAGGAGAAACTAAATTAATTGTAGCTATAAAACATTGGATTAGATATGCCTTACCCATTTATAAAAAATTATCAAAAGCCTGTTAAAGTAGAGGAAAAAAATGCTGAGGATGAACAGAGAAAAAAACACAATCACAACAGCAGTAAAAAAAAATTGTGCAAATTATAATACAGGATTTAAATGTTCGGGTATTATGATAGATAGCAAGTTAAATCAATGGCTTGATACTGATTTAAGTGGAAAGGAGTGCCTAATTAAAAGAGGAGAAAAATGTCAATATTTTTCAAATGTAGTTGAACCATCAATGATAGGGAAAAAATGAAATTGGAAGATAATTTTACTGTTAGCAGTATAACTAGCAAAGAGACATATGATTGGTTATTATATAAACATTACTTAAAAAGAATCCCATCTATTAGTTTTAGTTTTGGTTTATTTAATGGGTCTGTATTGGTTGGTGTTGTAACCTATGGGACACCAGCTTCTAATAGCCTCTGTGTTGGGCTATGTGGTAAGGAATATAAGAGCATAGTCTTGGAATTAAATAGACTGTGTATAAATGATGAGTTGCCTAGTAACTGTGCATCATTTTTTATAAGTAGGACATTTAAATTATTGCCAAAGCCTACAATTTTAGTTTCGTATGCTGATAAATCATTTGGGCATACAGGTTATATTTATCAGGCTACAAATTGGATTTACACAGGTCTTTCAGATAAAAGAAGAGAGAGGTATAACCCCGATGATTTAGAAAAGCATGGTAGGCACATTAGCAGTTTGGATCTTCCGTTGCGAGATAGACCAAGAAAGCATAGATATGTATATTTTATAGGTAGTAAAAAAGATAAAAAAGTATTAAAAAATAAATTATTATATCCTATTAAGGAATACCCTAAATTTCAGAACAAAAATTATGATGCAAGTTTTAAGCCTAGTGTTCAAATAGATATGTTTAAGTAAAGGAGAAAAAATGAAAAGTGGATTTTATGGAATTATACCAAAACCAATTTTACATCATCCAAATTTAAAAGCAAATTCTAAAGTAGTATATGCAGAGATTATGGCTAGTTTAGAGGATGATGGTTGTTGTGTAAAAAGAAATATATACTTTAGTAAGGTTTTAAATATTTCAAAAGACACAGCATCAAGGGCTATAGCAGAACTTAGAAATAATGGGTTTATTCATGTTCGAATTGAACTAGAAGAAGGCACAGAAAAATTTATTAAAAGATATATTACCCCTATGCAAAATTTCCTATGGGTTAATCAAGATGAGAACACCCCCTATATGCAAAATAGTCTAGGGGTTGATGTGCCTACTCGTGCAGAAGATGCCCTTACCTATATGCAGAATACCCAAACATTATTATATAATAATAATATACATAAAACATATACCAATGGCACTAAAACCAATACCCCTATAA